CCTTGGATCGTGAGCCCAAGCGTATGCGCGAAGGGTCATATTTGGAAGAAATGTATGATCGTCGCCAACGTAAAGGCAAGAAGATTGTTAAGCGGATGAGGAAATCAAATGGCATGTAAATCTAAAGGTAAGAAACCGCCGCGTGAATTTTTATGATCAACGGGCTACCTGAAGTCCTCATTCGGCTACGCAATCTGGACGAGTTTGAGCCGTTCAGGAAGTGGTTAGAAGAGGAAAAGTCACAGGCGTTGAAGGTACTTGTCAGTAGCCAAGAAGACCGCAGGATGTATGCGGCTCAAGGTGCTTACAATCAAATTGAACGCCTACAGAATCTTATCAATGGGGCGGACGCCCTGTTGGATAAGCGGCGCGGGTAAAACCGCATTTTTCAACTAGTAGTAGACCGTATCGTTTTAGGAATACCGGTTGAGGCTCCTTAAAACGTAGTCGGCACGAAGAAAGGAAACGACATGAACTCAGTTTTACCAGAAGCGATTCGTAATCAACTTGCTGAAGCTGAAACGCTACAGAAGGAACTTTATGGCCAGGCCCCTGAAACTGTGGAAACCGCAGAAGCCGATAGCGTAACTGCTGAAGTGCCTGAACCGCAGGTGGAGATGCCTGCATCAGAATCGCAATTGGTGACTGAACCGGTTACACAGCCGAGCGAAACACCGAAGTCTGAGCCGGAGTCTGACGAATGGCGGCACAAATACAATACCCTAAAGGGTAAGTTTGATGCTGAAGTTCCGCGTCTTTATCAAGCTCTCAAGGAGCGGGACGCACAGTTGCAGTCTCTATTGTCTCGTTTGGAGCAGTTAGAGAAGCAGCCGGAGCAGACGACGGAAGAGCCGCTTGTAACCAAAAAGGACGAAGAAGAGTTCGGTGCCGATCTGGTATCGATGGTGCGCAGAGCCGCCAAAGAAGAAGTTCGTGTGGCTGTTGCTGCTGTTATGAAGGAATTTGATTCTAAGTTTTCTGCATTCTTGCAACAAGTTAATGCAGTACAAACGAAGGTTCAGATGTCAGAGGCTGAGCGATTCTGGAATCGTGTACGGTCGCTCATCCCCGATTGGGACAATGTTGACACTGATCCAGATTGGATCGACTTCCTTGATACTTCGCCTGATTATACGACTGAGACCTACCGTGAATTGGCCACCAAAGCTATTCAAGCTGGTCAGGCTGAGAAGGTAGCAAAATTGGTTGAAATCTGGCGTGGCAACAAGAACCCTGCTCCATCGGTAACCGTTCCGAATCCTGAACTTCAACGTCAAGTCGCGCCTTCTACAGTTAAATCATCTACTCCTGTTCAACCCGCTAAGAAAATCTATACGCGGGAAGAATATGAGGCACTTTACGACGTTCGTAATGAGCAACGGTACGGGGCTAAACGCGCTGCGGAGATGCGTGCTGAGGCTGACCTTGCCGTGGCTGAAGGTCGTGTGCGTTGGTGATGACTGTCGAGGGCCATTCTTTGCTAACTCGTTTTAATGTATAGGAGTTTCAAAAATGGCTACTATTACCGCTAGTGCTGCACTTATTGGTCAGACTGGTTCTTTCACTGGCGTCAACCACTCGGGTACGTTTATTCCTACCCTGTGGTCGAGTAAGCTCGCGCAGAAGTTCTACACTGCGACGGTCTTCTCAGAGATTGCCAACACGGACTGGGCCGGTGAGATCAAGAACCTGGGTGACAAGGTGGTGATCAATAAGATTCCCACCCTGGCTATCAACGCCTATCAGGTTGGTACGTCGCTGACCTATCAGGTTCCGACGCCTAACACCGTTGAACTGGCGATTGACAAAGGCTACTACTTTGCCTTCCAGGTCAATGACGTGATCAAGTATCAGTCCGAACCGGCGATCATGGACATGTTTGCCAACGATGCCAGTATGCAGCTCAAGATCAAGATCGACAGCACCGCGCTGTTCAACCTTGCTCTGAACTCTACCTACGGCACGCCCGCGGCTGGCAACTCCGGTACTACTGCTGGTGTCAAATCCGGTGCTTATAACCTTGGCACTAACACGTCTCCGGTTGCGCTGACCTCTTCTAATGTCCTGTCGCTTCTTACTTCGCTTGCGAGCGTGCTGGATGAGCAGAACATCCCTGAGACTGATCGGTGGTTGATCATTGATCCGGTCACTCGTAACCTGCTCATGCAATCTAACCTGGCTCAAGCGCAGTTCATGGGCGACGATAAATCCATCGTTCGTAACGGCAAGATCGGTATGATCGACCGGTTCACCGTGTATGTGTCCAATAACCTGCCTCGCGGTGCTGCAAGTGCTGCAATGGCTTCCGGTGATGGCACTGAAACGATTGGTGCGACCCATACCGCTGCCCGTCGGCTGCTGATGGCTGGTCACAAAGCAGCGTTTACGTTTGCCTCGCAGATCACCAAGGTGGAAACCGTGCGTAATCCGAGTGATTTCGGTGATTACGTCCGTGGCCTCCAGGTGTGCGGCTTCAAGGCTACCAACCCTGAAGCGTTTGCGATTGCTTACGTGAGCTAAACCTGATTCGGGGGCTTCGGCCCCCGATTTTTCATTTTGGGTGCATATGACTAAAGAAATCGAAGCTCTGCTTGAGAAATACCACGCGCAGGATGTTGGTGCGCACCTTGTCGTTCATTTCGCCGGTCAGCATATTAAGGTGGCTGATTGGGTTGAAGGTAACAAGATGTGGGTGTTGAACACATCTGGTGAGGCTTTCTTGGCCGCTCAGAATGTGGTAGACTCTCAGCCGGTTGAAGATAAGCCGAGGCGAAAAGGGCGTGCTGCGAAGGACTCATCTGCCAACCCTTTCGGTATGGATGATTTTGATCTAGGCGACGAATGATGGTTACATGGTCGAGTTTTCATCCCTATGTTCTGCCGGAAGTCATAGGGGTTCCAGTTCCTACGCTCGACCATGCCATCCGTAACGCCGCTATCGAGTTCTGTGAGGAAACCCTACTTCATGTAGTGGACGCGGCACCAATCGATGTATTGGCCGGTGTCTCTACATACCCACTGTCATCTGGCAATCCTGAGCTTGATGTGTGCTTGGTAAAGGCAGCGTGGTTCAACGAACGCCAACTGCCTTGCGTGTCGCAAGAAGTCCTGAACGAACAAGTGCCTGATTACTGGCCTTCGAAGACGGCTGAGCAACCGACATGTTTCACGCAACAGGATCAGGATAATCTGATTCTATACCCAGTCCCGACGCAAGCTGCGCTAGGCGCCTTGCGATTGAAACTGGTAGTTCGTCCATCCCTGGCTTCAACTGGTGTGGCGGATTGGGTTGGTAAGCGGTTCATTCAGGAAATCTCCTATGGCGCGATTTCGATGCTCGCTGGCATGAGCAATAAGCCGTGGACGAATCCTGCTACGGAAACCAAGTATCGTGCGTTGTTTGAGTCTGGCAAGACAAAGGCTACGGTCGATGCTTACCGTAGCTTTACTCGTGCGCATATGACTGTTCAGATACCGAGGTTTTGATGCAGCGCCTTACTGGATGGAACGTACCGGAGCTTAATTATGGGATTCAAGCTATCCTCTGCCATTGCAATTGCTCGCGGAATCCTGCAAGACCGCGATACGCTTGCACCGTATCGGTATTCTGATGCCGACCTTTTGGAATATGGCAATGGTGCGATACGCACTTTAGTTTTTGTTCGTCCAGAATGGTTTTACACTAAGGGCGAGTTACAGTGCGAGGTAGGCCAGGCGTTGCAGTCTATATCTTTTGACGATGCCCATGCGCTGGTTGATGTTGTGCGCATCAAGAACGGCCCCGCCGTACTCAAAACGGATAAGGCCACGTTGGATGCGTTTATGCCTGGGTGGATGTCGGCCGCCAATGCAGCAGCAATCAATTGGATGCCTAACGGCAACGATCCGAGGCGTTTCTACATTTACCCACCTGCTCCCACGGGGCAAATTCTGGAACTTATTTATGTGCGCATTCCTGGGCCTTATGCGGTGAATGACGATACTGGGCTACCTGAAACGATCGCCGATGCAGTGGTTGATTACATCGTCGGTATGGCTGAGTCGAGGGACGATGAGCATGTGGTTTCTCAACGGGCGGCGCAGTTCGTGGCGCAGTTCTCTTCGCGTGTGAAGGGGTAAAGAATGGCTTATGTTGTGTTGAATAATGCTTACAGTACCTTGGCCGCAACCGTGTCTTCAGTGGGTACGGCAATTGTCGTTCAAACTGGTCACGGTTCCCGGTTTGCCGTTGGTTCGGATTACACATTTGCTACGCTTGAAGATGCAAGTGGAAACATCGAAGTCGTTAAAGTAACGGCGCAATCCGGCGACACGCTTACGGTCGTTCGCGGACAAGACGGGACTGCCGCACGCGCATGGAATATTGGCGCTGTGATTGAGTGCCGACCTTGTAAGGCGGCGATTGACGCAATTAAAAGCGATGCCATTTCAACGGCGGTTTCAACGGCGGTTTCAACGGCGGTTTCAACGGCAGATGTTGCCGGGATTACTCACGGCGCGACTAACAAACCTACACCGGTTGATGCTGATGAGCTACCGCTTGCTGATTCTGCTGCGTCTTGGGGGCTTAAAAAACTTACTTGGGCTAACCTTAAAGCAACGGTTAAAGCGTATTTTGATACGTTATATGCGAAGGTTGGCGCGATCACTGCTTCCGGCCTCACGCAATCGACCGGCAAACTGCTTGGTCGCACGTCGAGCGGGACGGGAGCGGTAGAGGAAATCAGCGTCGGCAGCCGCCTTGTCTTGAGCAATGGTGTGCTGGATGTAAGTGAACCCGG